GGAGTGTGATGTGTCCTGCAGGAATGATGATGAATGCATCTGGACAATGTGTACCTATAAATGGTGGTGGGGGATATAGAAAAACAAACACACGAGTAGCAAATAGAACAACTCGGTCAGGATATCGTAAATCAGGAGCTGCATTATTATATGGTGGTCAAAATATTGTAAATCAAGGTGGAGTACAATATGATTGCCCTCCAGGTGTTAATTATGTCGGTGGTGGTTGTGTACCAATTAGTCATGGATACTCACAGAGTACATAATTATGAAAAACATATTGGTTACATTATTAATTTTTTCTTTTATTTTTCCTAAAGAGTATTGTTATACTGAGGAAGAGGTAATAGAAATACACGATATTATAAGTGAATGTGATTTTAAAGAACAGGTACATTTTAAAGTTGAAGAAAATCTTTCAACTCAAATTAAAAATTGTGAATTACTTGTTAATAACCATAAATTATTAATAACAGAACTTGAAACACAACTTAAATTGAAAGATGATTTAATTAAAGAAATTAAACCAAAGTGGCACGAGAATAAATACTTGTGGTTCGGTTATGGTATTGTAGCTATAATTTTACCAACATGGGTGCTAGGAAATGTCAAATAACATAAAACAGACAATAAAGCGTGAGTATTTAAATTGTGCACAAAGTCCTGTTCACTTTATGAAAAAATACTGCAAAATTCAACATCCTACCAAAGGAAAAATCAAATTCGATTTGTATGACTTCCAAGAAAATATGCTTACAGAGTTTAATGAACATCAATATAATATAATCCTTAAATCTCGACAATTAGGTATATCAACTCTTTCAGCAGGATTTTCATTATGGACCATGCTGTTTCATCAAGATAAAAATATTCTTGTTATAGCCAAAGACAAAGATACTGCAAAAAATCTTGTTACTAAAGTTAGAGTTATGTATGAAAATCTCCCCTCTTGGTTAAAAACCAATGTAACAGAAGATAATAAATTATCATTGCGATTTGCAAATGGTTCACAGATTAAAGCTCTTTCAGCATCTCCTGAATCTGGTCGTTCAGAAGCACTATCTTTATTGATTCTTGATGAGGCTGCTTTTATTGATTCAATTGATACGATTTGGGCGGCGGCTCAACAAACATTAGCAACTGGTGGTAATTGTATAGCTCTATCTACACCAAATGGTGTTGGTAATTGGTTTCATAGAACTTGGTCTGGGGCTGAAGATGGTACTAATCAATTCAATACAATAAAACTTCACTGGACAAACCATCCAGATAGAGATGATAATTGGAGAAAAGAACAAGATGTAGCTTTAGGTCCGACATTAGCGGCACAAGAATGTGATGCTGACTTTCTTACTTCAGGACAATCAGTTGTTGACCCTGTTATATTACAATGGTATAAAGAAACAATGATTAAAGAACCAGTTGAAAAAACAGGATTTGATAGAAATTTATGGGTATGGAAACAACCTGATTATTCAAAAGATTACATTGTAGTTGCTGATGTTTCTCGTGGTGATGGTAGTGATTATTCTGCGTGTCAAGTATTTGATGTAGAAGAAGTTGAACAGGTAGCTGAATATAAAGGAAAATTATCAACAACTGATTACGGGCATTTTTTAATTGATATTGCAACAAAATACAATGATGCTTTACTTGTAGTTGAAAACAATAATATCGGTTGGGCTACAATTCAAACTATTATAGATAGGGGATATAAAAATTTATTCTATCAATCAAAAGATTTAAAATATATCGATGTAGAACACCAGATGCAAAACAAATATAGAGCAGAGGATAGAGGTATGGTGGCAGGATTTTCCACAACGGTTAAAACAAGACCTCTTGTTGTGGCAAAAATGGAAGAATATACAAGAGAAAAAATGGTTAAATTGTACTCATCAAGATTAATTGATGAGTTGTTTGTATTTATATATAAATCTACAATGTTAAATTCAAAAGCAGAAGCAATGGATGGATATAATGATGATTTAGTTATGTCTTATGCTTTAGGGTTGTGGATTAGAGATACAGCATTAAGGTTACGAAAGGATAAGGATGATTTACAAAGAGCAATGATGGGTTCATTAATAAATAATAATGGTGATTTTAATACAAAAACAGATGCAGGATTTTTTACTGGTGGTGGCCACAATGAACAAAAAAATCCATATGAAATTAAAGTTGGTAAAGAAAAAGAAAATTTAAATTGGTTATTAGGATAATAGAGGAATACAATGGCAGAACAAGAAAACATATTAAGTAGATTAGGAAGATTATTTCAATCTAACATCATAGTTAGAAAACGAGATGATGATAAACTTATCGTGAAAGATTTAAATTTTTCACAAACAGCATTAGTATCTAACTTTGTAGATAGATATAGTAAAATTATGGGGGGTGGCACTACTTTTGGTGCTAAATATGCTGCTCGTCAAAATCGTTCAAATTACGATGTTCAACGGAGAGAGTTATTTAATGATTATGAAGTTATGGACTCCGACCCTATTATAGCTTCTGCACTTGACATATATTGTGATGAATCTACTACGGATAACATTGAAGGGGAAACATTAACTATTAGGTCTGATAATCCAAAAATAGTTGAAATATTACATAATTTGTTTTATGATGTATTAAATATAGAATTTAATCTTTGGTCTTGGATTAGGAATTTAACGAAATATGGAGATTTTTATCTACATATGGATATCTTAGATAAATATGGTATTGTAAATGTTAGACCAATGTCACCTTATGAAGTTGTTAGACTTGAGGACCATGACCCTGCAAATCCAAAAAAAGTTGAATTTGAAATTATGAATGATACTAATAGCAGTTTAATGGGAGGATACGCAAAAGGTGAAAGAATAGTATTAAAAGATTACGAAGTAGCTCACTTCAGATTAATGTCAGATGCTAATTTCTTACCTTATGGTAAATCAATGTTAGAATCAGCTCGTAAAGTTTGGAAACAATTAACTCTTATGGAAGATGCTATGATGATTCACAGAATTATGAGAGCTCCAGAAAAAAGAGTATTTAAAGTAGATATTGGAAACATACCACCAAATGAAGTTGATAATTTTATGCAAAGAATAATTAATAAAATGAAAAAAATACCTGTTATTGACCAAGCTACAGGTGAATATAATTTAAGATATAATGTAGAATCAGTAACAGAAGATTATTATTTACCAGTAAGAGGTGGAGATAGTGGAACAGAAATTGAAACTTTACCTGGATTGACAAATGATAATGCTATAGATGATATAGAATATCTAAGAAATAAAATGATGGCAGCGTTAAAGGTCCCAAAAGCATTTTTAGGGTATGAAGAAGGAGTAGGTTCAAAAGCTACATTAGCTGCTGAAGATGTTAGATTCGCTCGTACAATAGAAAGATTACAAAAAATAATATGCTCAGAATTAAATAAAATAGCAATCGTTCATTTGTATACTCAAGGTTTTGATGATGCAGATTTAATTGATTTTGATTTAGAATTACAAAATCCATCAATGATTCATATGCAAGAAAAATTAGAATTGACCACTCAAAAAGCTGAACTTGCTAGCAATTTAATGGAAAATAAAATATTATCTCGTGAATGGGTTTGGACTAATATTTTTGAATTTGATGAATTAGAAAAGAAAAATTTATTTCAACAATTAGTTGAGGACCAAAAGCAAACATTTAGATTTGAACAAATTACTGCAGAGGGAAATGACCCTGCTGAATCTGGTCAAAAAGCTACTGATGGTGAGGAACAAGTGGGTGAATGGGGAGGTTCAGAAAAAGACCCGCATAGATATCAAATGAATTCTCATAAAGCTTCTGCAGAAGATAAAAAGAAGGCTACCTCTTATGAACGAGAACGATATGGGAAAAGAGATTTCAAACATAATAGTCCGTTGCATCCAGGTAAAGGGGCCACTCTGGTAAAATCAGAAATGTTGAACAGAATTAAAAAACAATTTAGTAAAGATTTTTCAAAAATAAGTATTTTAAATGAAGATGCAATAGTTGATTAATAAATAGATAAATATAACATATTTATAAAAAAACATTATATTTATATATGAACTATTACATATTTCTAGGAAAGTACGGAGAGGAACTTATGCAACGAAATAAGCACTCTAAAATCCGGAATACTGGCTTGCTATTTGAAATTTTACTTAGACAAGTCACTGCCGATATTTTAGATAAAAATAAAAAAAATAAAGCCTTAGATATTATTAAAGAAAACTTTAATAAAAATACTGAATTAGGTAAAGAATTAGGTTTATACAATATATTATTGAATCAAAAATTTAATTCAGATAAAAAGGCTGATTATTTTATAACAGAAGTTGTAAACAATCACACTAAATTAAATAGTAGTAGATTAAGAAGGGAAAAATATAATGTTATAAAGGAAATAAAAAATAATTTTGATGTTCCTAAGTTGTTATCCTCAAAGGTTCCTAATTATAAAATGTATGCTTCAATATACAAATTATTTGAATATCATAATATATTATCTCCTGAAGATAAAACACAAACATATTTTTATTTAGTTGAAAATATAACAAAACCTGAACCTATTACTAAATTTTCTAAACTTGTAAATAAAACATCTAATTTAGATGAAGATGAAAGAATTTTAACTTACAAAATACTTCTTGAAAAATTTAATTCTAAATATACAAAATTAAACAAACCACAGAGATTATTACTAAAAGAATATATTAATAATGTATCTAATACAAATAATTTAAAAGGATACATTAAAAAAGTTGTTCCTGCAATAAAATCTGACCTTACAAAATATTTAAAATCTGTAAATGAAAAAGTAGTAAAAATTAAATTAAAAGAAGCTATTAATTCAATAGATAAATTTTGTAAAATAGATACGAAATCTAAAGTAGTAAAAGATTCTATTGTGGTTCAAACTATGCGATATATGGAACTTTTGAAAGAATTGAAAAACCATGCAAGAAAAGCTTAGGGAATTAATTAAAAAATATGTTGAAGAAGAATTAACTACGACTGGTGATGTTGATGGATATTCAACACCTTTTGCTTTTAAAAAGAAAAAAAAGAAAAAAAAAGTAGATGAGGCTTTAGAAGCAAAAGATGTGCAAGAAATTAAAAAATTAATTAGAGATGTCGTTGGTGATATATTAAGAGATATATGGCTTAAACGAGCATCTTGGAAATAGGAGAGTTTAAATGACAACATATGCAGGACTATCAAATTTACCACCAGGTAGTACGGGAAATGCGAATGAAAAAATGGGACCTAAAGGTTTACCTGCCAGTGCATTCGGTAAAGCACTTACACCGGCAGAATTGACAATTACTGAACGACCAAGTTATGTATATTTAAACACAACAGGTTCTTTTTATTTTATAACCACCACTACTTCTTCTATGGGACATACTGGAGCAGGAGTTGATGGAGTAAGAACTCTTGGTATAAGATTAAATAGCGTATCTCAAGGTCCAGTTAGGTTAGATATAAATCCAGTAGCATGGAGTGGTAGTGCTGAAATAGGTGGTCAAACATTTCCACAAGGTTCAGTAACATTTGTATATCAAGGAGGATTATAATGTCAAAGCAATTAATAGTTGATTATATACCATTTGAAGTAACACCACAACAAATAAACGAATCAATTGCTCAAAATGACGGTAGATTAATCGTTAATGGTGTGTTACAAAGAGCTAATGCTAAAAATCAAAATGGTAGAGTTTATCCAAGAGAAACTTTAATGAGAGAAGCTGAAAATTATTCTAAAGTTCAAATAAAAGAACGAAGAGCATTAGGTGAACTTGACCATCCAGATTCATCTGTTGTAAATTTAAACAATGTATCACATAATGTTATGGAAATGCATTGGAAAGGTGATGACTTAGTTGGTACGGTTGAAGTTCTTGGAACACCAGCAGGAAACATTTTAAAAGAATTATTTAAATCTGGGATTAAACTGGGAATATCATCAAGAGGATTAGGTTCTGTGGAAGAATTAGGAGAAGCTGATGAAAAAGGTGAACCAACTGTCAAAGTTCAACCAGATTTTGAATTAATAGCATTTGACTTTGTATCAAATCCATCTACGCACGGAGCATTTTTATCTCCGATTCGTGAGGGCGTTGACAATAATAAAATTAGAAAAGTAACAAAAGTTGAAAGAATTATAAACGACATTTTGAGAGGAGAATAACATGAAATTAACAAAATCTCAATTAAAAGAAATGATTAGAGAAGAAATGCAATCTCTTGATGAAACGGTCCCAATGGGAAAACATGATAAAGTTAAATTTAGAAAATTTATGGATATGGCCTTAAAACATGCAGGTACAAATCCTGATGATATAGCTAAATCATTGTTTCGTTTAGGTGTTCCAAATAAATTTGTTAAAAAAATAGGTGATGTTTTTGCTGCACAAGTTAAAGGTATGGGATAAATGCCATCTAAATCTAAAGCACAACAAAAGTTTTTTGGTATTGTTCGTTCAATACAAAAAGGTGAAGCTCCTAAATCTAAATTTTCAAAGAGTGCTCAGGATGCTGCTAAAGATATGAAAAAATCTGATGTGAAGAAATATGCTAAAACTAAACACAAAGGTCTTCCCAATAAAGTAAAACAAGAAACAAAAGTTCAAAGTTTGATTAGAAAGATGGTTCGTGAAGAATTAGAACAACTTGAAGAAAAGTGTTGGAAAGGATATGAGAAAAAAGGAATGAAAACAATGTTTGGTAAACGATATCCTAATTGTGTTAAAAAAGAAGGAACACTTGATGAGTTAACATCATTTAATGTTGTTAAAGATAGATTGGTTAATTTGGGATTTGGTAATTTAGTAGTTTCTTGGAGAGGAACTAAGAAAAAAGTTAAAGATTTAAATCCAGATGCCAGGTTAGATTACATTATGATTGAAAAATCTAATAATACTTTATTGAAAAATAAATTAATGCGTTATGATGGTAACAATTTCAAAGTAACTCCACAAGGAAAAAAATACTTTAAAGGAACATTACAACTTGAAGGAAAACTTACAGAAAGTGGTAAGGAAATAGCAAAAACTATTCTTCAACAATTAGGTGGTAATAAATTTATTGCTATGACTGGTGCTAAAAATCTTGGATTCACCAATAAAGGATTACAGATGAAGATTGGCAGGAATGCAAAAGGTGTTACGCATGTTATTATAGATTTAGATAGAGGGAAAGATTTGTATAATATCGAGTTTGTTAAAGTTAGAGGAATGAAAAGAACAACCGTTAAAAAACTTAAAGGTATTTATGCTGACCAACTTAAAAAAATATTCACACAATACACTGGATTAAGAGTATCACTATGATTAAATTAAAAGATTTATTAATAGAAGCAAAAAGACGGCAATTGCAAATACCAGTCATGGATAAACTTAAAGTTGATAAGATTTTGAAACAAGCCCGAGCAAAAGTTGGTAAAGATTATGACATTGGTGTTGGTAAGGGAGCAACATTTATTCTTGATATGGATGGAAAACTTTTGAATAAAGTATTGGATATAATGGTTTCTAAAGGAATACGAGTAAAAGGATTATAATGAAACTAAAAGATTTAATAACAGAAAAATCAGATAAAATTCAAATACCAGGTGTTGGAGTTAGTAGTTATGACAACCTTAAAAAGAATGTGAATAAAAAAGTACAAGATTTATTAAAAAGGTCTAAAAAAAGTAATCATACAGGAGTTGGTGAAAATCAATTTAAATTATTAGGTGTGATGTGGAAAGCATTAGCTGACTATGAGGAGAAGCAATAAGATGAAACTAACTAAATCTCAATTAAAAGAAATCATCAAAGAAGAGCTCAAACAATTGAATGAAGCTACAAAAACATACAAAGGTGCTTTTGAATATGACCCAAACGACCCATATAAAGCTGGACAAGCGTTTGAAGAATTGTTTGATGGTGCGGACCATGGATATAGTGAAAGTTGGGATTCTTATGATTGGAATGATGATGGTAACTGGAACAAAGCGGTAGAAGAATATCATAAAGAAATGTTTAAGATTGT